CTCGGCCAACGGCACTGTGAAGGCTGGAGAGATCATCACGATTGCCGCTCGCAACCGTCTGAATCTATCCACCCGCACCCAGATGCTTGATGCCTCTGGTGCAGCGATTATCTTCTGTGGCGTTGTCACCGAAGACGTAACGCTGAACGCATCTGGTGCTGGAAACCTCGTTGTAGCTGGCGCTGCAATCTACGAAGCCAACGGCCAGTACAACACCGTTGCCTCGGCTCCGGTAAGCGGTGACGTTGTGACCCTGCTGGGTTCTAACGCGACCGTTTACCAGCCTGCCATGTTCTACCATAAGCAGGCATTCGGTCTTGGCACTGTGAAGCTGCCGAAGCTGTACATGACTGACACGATTGCCACCACCGAAGACGGTATGAGCATTCGCATCACGAAGTACAGCGACGGTGATGCCAACACGCAGAAGATTCGTTTTGACCTTCTGCCCGCCTACGCTACCTTCAACCCGTTCTTCGCGGGCCAAGGGTTCGGCAACTAAGGTAGTGTTATGATGTGAATGCGCCGGGGACTAATTACCCCCTTGAGTTAGGCTTCCCACCTAGCGAAGGCGCATTAACTTAATCGGGAGTTGCTGGGAGGCAACATGGTTATTTTCATTGATCCAAAAGTTGTTCAAGCAGAATTTAAGTACAACCCAGACACCGGAGAATTAACCAGAGACGTTTCTATCTGGGGAGCAAAACAAGGGCGGAAAGGCGCAAAGTCTGAAAAGCCATACGCGCATAAATCTGGAACCGGCAAGACCTATTTAAGAATAGGATTTCAGACGAAGTATATTTACGCTCACCGCCTGATCTGGGTATGGATGACTGGAAAGCAACCGCAGCATATTGACCACATTGATGGTAATGGACTGAATAATAGGTGGGAGAATTTAAGAAGCGTTACGCAAGCAGAAAATAGCCGTAATGCAAGAAAGTATACAAATACCAAGTCAAACATGACTGGCGTAACATACCGAAAAGAAAGTGGCAGATGGCGGGTGAGGATTGGTATTAACAATAAGGTCTCGACAGTAGGCACATTCAAAAGTTTGGATGAGGCAACGCAAGCAAGAGACGCGGCATATCAATCACATGGATACGCAATAAATCATGGCAAAAGTTAAAGATCCTCGACTTACTCGCGCTGGCGTTTCTGGTTACAACAAGCCGAAACGTACGCCTAGCCATCCAACGAAATCTCACGTTGTAGTGGCTAAGTCTGGCGACGAGATCAAGACCATTCGATTCGGTCAGCAAGGTGTTTCTGGAAGCCCAAAGAAAAAGGGCGAGTCAGAATCCTATCGAAACAGGCGCGAATCGTTCAAAGCGCGTCACGCGCAAAACATAGCCAAGGGCAAAATGTCTGCGGCTTACTGGGCGGATAAAGTTAAGTGGTAGAGATTTTCATTAAGCCAAGCGGCGCGGAAGTCATGGTGAATTCAAACTCACGCGACGCTGCAATTTCGCTTGGATGGATTCCGAAAGATCAGATTCCTGTTGTTGTTGACCAGGTAGACAATGTGGTTCCAATCCCCAAGCGAAGGGGTAGGCCACCCAAAGTCAAAGAGGCTTGAGATGAAAGGCTTGTACGCAAACGTTCACGCGAAGCGCGAAAGAATCAAAGAGGGTTCTGGTGAAAGGATGCGCAAGCCAGGCGCAAAAGGCGCACCATCCGCAAAGGCTTTCAAGCAAGCAGCCAAGACCGTTAAAAAGCCGAGGTTTGAATAATGGCTACGGTTGCGCAGGTCGCAAAGGCATCTCTGCAAAGAATTCTTGTTCAGGCTTCCGAAGCGCCTCTCGAAGCTGACGAATATCAAGACTTCATCTTTGCGATGAACAACTACATGACCGCTCTGGATGCGGCAGGCGTTCATCTTGGATATACGATAGTTTCAAATCTTGCCGACACCGTGACAGTGCCGACCGGCGCTTTGCGTGGGTTGATTTCAAACTTGGCAATTGAGGTGGCACCGGATTACGGTGGCGTCGTTTCTGATGCGCTAGTCCTTCAGGCTCGAGAAGGTTTGCAAGCCATGAGGATGCTTGGTCAAACTATCGGCGCGACGAGAAAGCCATCAACCCTTCCGATTGGCTCTGGCAACTCCGACGCAGGCTATGGTTGGACTTGGAATTTCTATCCTGAAAGCGAGGAGTCGATCCTTGCCGAAACGATTGGCACAATAGCACTAGAGGCTTCTACCAATGAGTGACCGCGCCTACGGTGTAAAACAAAGCGACTTTACTGCGCAGACTTCGATTCCCTCTGGATCGTTTCTTGGCTTTTTCGCTAACGGGTACAACTACAAGATTTCCTACACCAACTTCCTTTCGGGGCTTGGCGTTACAGGAACGATTGTTCAGGACGGGGCGGTTACAGGTACGCCGGTTTTGGATGTGCAAGGGACTGTAAACAACATCCGAAACATTGAGGACGGAGCGGGTATCGTCACGAACGTATCTGCTGAAAATGGCATAGAGATTGCGCACAACTTCACGGTTGACACCACTGGTGAGCCGCTGATGTTGAACATCTCAGACCCGAGTCCGACGTTTGTTTCTCTTGTGGCTGGGGCTGGCATCAATTTAACGACGACCGGCGATACCATCGAGATTGCGGCGGAACAAGCTCAAATCTACGGCCAGGTTTATATGCAGGGCAATTCCACCGCCACGGTGATTGCATCTACCGCGACGCCTGTGTTGGTTGCTGGAACGTGGACGGTTGATCTCGGAGGTAGTTTCACAGGGACTACTGGTGGACGGTTGACGTATACCGGTGCTGAGACGCAAATTATCCGAGTATCGGCGGCCCTATCACTTGATCCAACGAGCGGATCAAATCAGCACATTTCGATCTACGTTGCGAAAAATGGAACGACCATCGCAGGCTCGCGGCAAGAGGCCCATATCAGTCATGGTTCTGATATGAATATGTCAGCAGTTTGGCAGTTGTCACTGGCGACAAATGACTACGTTGAGGTGTTCGTGCAGAATTCTACTGCAACGAACAACATCACGGTGTCTCGCGCAGTTTTGAGTGTCCATTGATGATCCTGCCAATCACAAACGGTTTCTACGTCTCGAACTCACTGCCGATTTCTGCGCAGGAATGCACGAACTGGTATGTAGTGGTTGAGAGTGCGCCAGCGTTGGCGCAGGAAACGCTACGAGGGACGCCAGGCATTGAGCAGGTAGAAACCTCTGGGACGATTCTTCAGGCCAATCGCGGATGCCATACGATGGCTGGTGTTCCGTATTTCGTAAACGGCACGAAGCTGTATCGTCTTGATCAAACGCAGGTGATCCCGACTGAGATTTACGATCTCGTGGAGTTAGGGACTGTCGCTGGGACTGCCAGATGCTCGATGTCAGACAATGGAACGCAGTTGTTGGTGTTGGTGCCTGGTGGGAATGGTTACATCTACAACCAAGTCACTGATACGTTCTCGCAGATCACAGACCCTGATTTCACTGCGAACGGCAATCCTCAGTTTGTCGTGTTTGTTGATGGGTATTTTGTTGTTTCGACCGACACGAAAAAGTTTATCGTTTCGGCAATCAACAATGGATTGAGCTGGAACGCTTTGGATTTTGGCACGGCGGAGTCTGACCCTGACAACATCGTTGCTCCGATAGTTTTCAAGAACCAGTTGTTCATCTCTGGCGGCCAGACCTTCGAGGCGTTCCAGAACATCGGTG